TTGGCGAACAATTTGCAATCTACAATGAACTGCGAACACCCATCATCACAAAACCAATACGGAAGTTGACGCCCGCGGGTGTTCGACGGTATCAAGATCAAGCTGCTTGCTGCCCATTGGCAGGACATTATTATGCACATTTGCTTGGCATTGTCACGCTCACAAATGTTTATGAAATTACACCTTCGTGCTATCTTCCGAATGATTCGGGTTGTAATTTCTTAGAACGATGGGCGAGAATGGATGGTTTCAAAAGTTTCAGTGATGCAAACAGATGGTTCACAGAGACTTATGATAGTGACTGGATAGATAGGACCTATGTTGTCCAGCAATGGGAAAAATGGGATGAGGTATATTTTTATGCTGAGGATTGAAATTAAATAAAATTAAAAAAATGAGGTAAAAAAAATGAAGAAAGGAAAGATCAGACTTGTGAGTTTCATGTCTGGCATGGTTGGAGTGCAAGCTCCTTTCAGTGAAAAGGATCGATGTAGAGCATTATCAGAACGTAGATGGGTAAAGCCGTATTGGGTATGCCCCACCTCGATCATTGAAGAGATGGTGACAGCCTTCCCGGAAGCAGAACAAACAGAAGGATTCAAAAAACGGTTGGCAGAGGTTCGTTCGATCAGCAAGAAGGCAACACAAACCACATCAGATTTCAGTCTTGAGCACTTCGGGAATGGTAAAGAACTGATGCCATTCCAACGCGCAGGACTGGAATTCATAGAGGCAACCAATGGGAATTGTTTGGTAGCGGATGAACCCGGGCTTGGCAAAACCATTGAAGCACTCGCATATCTCGCATTACATCCAGAACAGCGTCCAGCTGTGATTGTATGTCCTGCATCACTTAAGTTGAACTGGCAACGAGAGGCGGAGATGTGGCTTGAAACAGGAGATCGTATTGAGATTGTTAATGGTGGGAAAGCCAAATCGTTATCAGGAGATATTGTAGTAATAAACTATGACATACTGAAAAAGTGGTTACCAACATTGATAGACTTTAATCCAAAAGTATTAATATATGACGAAAGTCATTATATTAAATCAAAAGCTGCTGCAAGATCAAAAGCAGCAAGGGAATTGGCATCAGTCGTTCCGCACAGGATACTCCTGACAGGAACGCCAGTTCTGAATCGTCCCGCAGAACTGTGGCATCAGTTACAAGTTGTGAAACCAGACGAATATCCAGATAAGCGATTCTTTCAATGGCATAAGAAGTTCTGTAATGCCACTAAAAATCGCTTTGGTTGGGACTTCTCTGGAGCTTCAAATCTTGACGAACTGGCACAGTCACTTAAGACTGTAATGATTAGAAGAACAAAAGAACAGGTACTTTCAGAACTGCCAGCGAAGAGAAGATCAGCTGTCTTGATACCAATTGATAATCGCAAAGAATATGATCGTGCTGAGAAAGAATTTTTCACATGGTTAGCAGAACAAAAAGGTATGGAAGCAGCAGAACGAGCATCTAATGTTGAGCAACTTGCGAAGCGAGAATATCTTAAGCAGGTTGCAATTCGTGGCAAGATGAAAGCTGCAATTGAATGGATTAAAAACTTTCTCGAATCAGGCGAGAAACTTATCGTTTTTGGGACGCACAGGACAACAATTAAGACGTTGGTGGATGAATTTTCAGATTGTGCAGTTTCCGTAATCGGAGGAATGAAAGCAGAGGCAAAGGATAAGGCAGTTAAGGCATTCCAGAACGATCAAAAAATACGGCTTTTCATTGGGAACATTCAGGCAGCAGGACAAGGATTGACACTTACAGCAGCCAGCAATGTTGCATTCCTGGAACTTGCAGATGGTCCTGAGATGCTAAAACAATGTGAAGATCGAGCACATAGAATAGGTCAAAAGGACGCTGTAAATTGTTGGTATCTCCTTGCAGAAAAAACAATAGATGGTATAATAATTGAAATGGTTGAAAGCAAGAGAGATGTGATCGATCAAATTACAGAAGAAAAGAACAGACAAGGATTCGATTTATTCGAGATGATAGAAAACAACACAAGTGGAAAATCGGAGATTGTAATGAGGATTGGAAACATGAAACAGTATCTTTCGTTTGGTGGCGGCGTCAATTCGACTGCGCTGCTCCTTCTACTCACAGATCATGGTGAGGAGTTCGAGACCATATTTGTGAATCATGGCGGTGATTATCCCGAAACTTACGCGTATGTGGATTATTTACGTGACCAAGGATTTGAGATAACGGAGATTATCCCAGATGTGGAAGGGTATCATACAATCTATGATTATTCGATGAAATGTAGGATTTTACCATCTTTTCGGTTTAGGTGGTGTACGGATAAATTCAAAGTACGTCCGATGTTGAAATATATCCAAACACCATGTGTGGAATATATTGGTTTTGACTATGACGAACAAAAAAGAACGACATCGCTGGATGGTAAAAAACAGTACAACAACAAAGAATCGAAAGAAAAACTGCCCGCAATAACATATCGATACCCACTCATCGATGCAGAGATGAACCGTGACGACTGTATCAATCTGATAAAAGATCATGGTCTTAAAGTGCCACAAAAAAGCGGATGTTGGTTCTGTCCATTTATGCACAAACTCGAAGTCCGTGAATTGTTTTTGAACCACCGGGATTTGTATGACAAAGCGTTGAAGATGGAAGAGAACTGTATGAAAGATGGATTTTACATCAAAGACAAACCTCTTCCTGATATCGCAATGGCACACACACCACCGCTAACAGGATATTTCGGAGGTAACAATGAACCGAAAACGCATTGAAGTAGGGAAGCGATACACAAACCGGCATACAGGCGAAAGCTGCGTGGTGACAGGGAAGATATTCTTCAACATCCAGTATTACGACGACGATGATCCACACCGGACACATGCGAAATATTGCCACTATAAGAGATTCCAGAAAAACTGGCGAGAGGAAGGCAGATGGACTTATCGCAGTGCAACCAATATCGGACTGGTCGGTAAAAGACGTGTGGGCATATATCACATCGAACAACTTGCCATATAACACGATCTACGATAAAACGAAATTTGAAGAACGTAACAAACTTCGTGTTGCACCGTTTGGACTTGGTGGGTGGCACGTATCACTTGGAAGTTATGTATTTATGAAATATTATTATCCAGAACTATGGAACAAATTTTGTGAAAAAAATCCATTGGCTCGGAAATATATATAAATTTATAATAATTGATATAACAAAAAGACAATCGAAACTTTTATATACTGTTAATTTTTGAAGAAACATGAGGTATATTGCATTATTATGTGTTAATTGTGTTAATCGTGCCTCTTGTGTGTGTTAATCGTGTGTTAATCATGTGTTAATCGTGTGTTAACTGTGTTAACAAAAAAATTTAGATAGTCAAACTTTTAAAAAAACTTTATTAATATAAAAATTTAGATAGTTACACTTTAGAAAGAATTTTATTAACACAATTAACACAGAATTAACACAGAATTAACACATGTGTTTTGTGCCTACTGCTATCGAATTAACACATTTAACACATTTTTTTTCACAGGGCATTCACTTTTTTGAAAAAGTAGATAACATTATATATATAAATAAATAAGTATAAAGTAATATTACTATATAATATAAACTTTTCTAAAGGTATATATACATAAACACAACTTCCATGAATGAAGTAAATATAAAAATGAAGAGATGATCAAAACATATCCCTTTATATACTATTATATTTTTTTTTAAAAAAAATGAATGCCATATCAAAAATTTGTGTATATTGTGTATATCACTATCGGTTGACATTATGCTTGTGTATATTTTGTGTATAAATATACACAGTTGTTACGTTCTGTGTATATCGTGTTACTACTTTCTCTTAAACGCAACTTTTTGAAAATATACACAAATTGTGTATACGTATACACAGTGTATACACAACAAAACCAGCATCAGTAGACACGAATATACACAGTATACACAGTATACACAGATATGATTACCTCACATATTTTTTTAAAAAATCATGGTATATAAACTTTTCTTATGTGATCAAAAATAAAATATAAAAACAAAGTAAACAAAAAGTTATATATAGTATGTAAAACATATACATAATGGTGAGAAAATTATGAAAATAGAATTAGAAGTGGACGATACAATTAAGCGTGTTACTCGGAACTCAGGTAGTTCTGGAAAAATCCACGTACCAAAAACATGGATTGACAGAGAAGTTATGGTTTGTTTACTCCCAATAAAACATGGTAATGGGAAATAAAACCATGACAGAAATAGATGATTGCATCAGGGAACGGAAACAAAAAATGCTTGGAATGAGCATGGTTAAAGCCCGATTGGTGCACTGGTATTCATGTGAGAATGGGATGGTATGGAGGCGTAAAGAACATTTTGAAGATGCTTTGCCTCCTGCATGCGACAAAAATAAAACAGGGGGTGTACCTACACACACAACAACATATTATGTTATGCCGGGCGTGAATGGAATTGATGATGATGATTATTTCTGCACAAGAAAAGAAGCATTTACACCCAAAAAAACTGAAGAACGATTTTTCAATTGCATCGCTAAAACATGTGTGAAATACATTTGTTATGCGATGACTGAACCGGAGCCAATGGAGGCGACACTATGGTGCAGGAATCAAATGTAAACGAACATGATAACTTTGTGAAGCGGGTTGAGGAGTGGAATGAAAAGAATAAACATCCTCATATAGACGATACCATTAGATTAAAAATTTTAGAAGACATGTTCACCTTCTGGGACGGTTCAAAGCTTCGTAAAAATTCGGCATTCCTGACATGTTTGTTGAGAGCATTGTCTGATATTGAGTATCCGACTTTCGATGAAGTCTGGACTTATGCAGGAAGAAATTATGCAGAAAGTACAAAAAAACAAAATCGATCATGGATTAAACGATCTAATTGGTTGGAGGGGGAAGTCTTTGGTAAACGATTTAAGGAAGAATATCACAGACGACTGATAAAATACATTGAAGATAAAGAACGAATGACGTCATTGAAAAACGAAGCATTATTACGGCATTCGTATGATGTGGAGCTTGGATATGATTATGAAAATACAATGGATGTGATTCGAGAAAACCCCACAGTAACATATCATCTTCCAGAACTGCCAGTAAAAAAATTGAATTATTATGATACTCATAATATTCAAATTATAAAAATGAACCATGTGGGGGGCAATCCTGTTGTGCAGCTGCCTCTTTCATATCATTATCGTTGTAACAAGTGTGGTTATGAATGCGATCTGTCTTTCGATACAAAAAACGTACCATGCCATGATGTTGATTGTGGGGGGGCAATGGTACGGGTTAAGTCTCTTGATACCGTAAGGCCGGCATTTGCATCTCGTGTTGTTACTGACGATTTGAATTCGATTTCAATAATATCTCTGAGAGAAATACCGCAAGGGGAGTTCATTGGTGCAGTATTTCTCTGTAAAAATAAATCTGATTATTATCTTTTTATGATTGCAGCCGAAGAAATCGAGCCGACTGGCAGCACAATGACAATTGAACCAGGGCAACATGCAGTCTGGCGAATAATAGATTATATTGACGCACAGCATGAAAAGAAGTTGGGAAAACACATTCACGGAATGAGGTGGTATAAGGCAGCAATTCTTTTGGCATATTTAGCGAACTGTAGGGGACGAGTATCTACAAACTGCTTGATTGTAGGGGATCCGGGAGTTGGGAAAACAAGTACTCCTCGATTGTATATGGCAACGCTCACACCGCAGCAAAAAGTCATTGACGCAATGCAGCTTTCAGGACCCGGGCTGCATGGATCAATGATGCAAATCAAAATTGGGGACAGCACCATCAATGTTCCAGAAGCGGGGTTATTAGGGCGACTTAGACTTGCCACGATTGATGAGTTCTTAGAAAATCGAAACAGCTTGATGCCACAACTCAAAGGAGCACTGATAAGCAATACAATCAGTCGAGAGGTTGCCGGAAACAGAACACAGATACCCAAGCAAGCTACTGTAATAGCCACCTCTAATCCACCATCTTCAGTAATCATGGAACAAAAAAAGTGGATGGGGAAGTGGATTATTGATCAGCATGATGGTGATGTGACTGATTTTATAGAACGTGCTGCACATGAAGCAATGATAGAAGAATGGACACTTCGAGGCTTGGAATGGCGAACAGGGCAAACACTTGCAGACATTGATAGATACCCATTTCTATTTTTTGTGCATGATCCTTCTGATGACGTTTCTGATTTTGATTTGGGGGGGGAAGACAACGAAATTGATGATTTACGACTGTCAAAATTATTATATGATAGTGATGTAAATGAGTATTTCAGTTTTTGTGGGCGGATACACGTGGATTGGAAATCACATAACAAAAGAATTATCGAGTTAGTTAGGGAACTGCGAGAACACGATAAAATTCATTCTAAAAAGAGACTCGGACAGAACATTACACTTACACTACAACTATCTGCACAAATCAATGGCAGATATGAATTAACAGACGAAGATTTTGATTTTGTAAAAGCCTTCTGGTTGAAGACATGTGAATGGATAGACGTATCTGAACTGGATCATGTTACAACAGACACACCACATATCAAAAAAACACCACAGCAGGAAATATTACAATATATTAACAATGAATTGAGAACATATAATCCTCATAATTACGAAATAGCCATTAATACAATAATGAACTACATAATAGAGCACTACAAACTTACAACAGAGCAAGCAGAACAATATATTAAAGTTGCTTGCGAAGATAATGGGATTAATGTTGGTGGTTTATGATAACGAAGCAGATTTGGAAAATTGGCAATTGTTTGGAGTTAATGAAAGAACTTGAAGATAATAGTGTTGATTTGGTGTTGACCGATCCTCCTTACTACAAAGTTAATAAGGCAGATTGGGATAAACAGTGGGAGACGTTTGATGAATATCTTAATTGGCTTGAATCAATAGCAATAGAAATTAAGAGAATTTTAAAGCCAAACGGTTCGTTATATGTTTTTGGTGATGATCACAGAATTGCATATATTCAAGTGAGACTTGATAAGCATTTTTCATTTTTGAATCATCTGGTTTGGTATAAACGAAATAATCAGAGCATCAAGGGTGCAATGAGCTCAAGACGTTATGTTTGCATTTCGGAGCGCATTTTATTCTACGAACAAAAATCTGAAAATGGATTACCAGCAACTGGGCTTCAGGCAATTCATAGTGATAAAGATTGTTTCGCACCGATAAAAGAATACATGCGAGGGGAATATCAGAAGGTGATGGAAGCGAATGGGTTTAAGACAAAAGCAGAGTGTGATGCATACTTGAACAAAATCACTGACACCAAATCAGTTGTAACCCGCCATTACTTTGCAGATTCACAATATTGTTTTCCAACTCTCGAACTATACGGGAAATTAAGGAAGACTGGTTTTTTTGTGCGGAACTATGAGGACTTGCGGCGTGTATTCAATCCATATAAGAATATGTACGAAGTATTTGACATCCCGATCATAAGTGGTGCAGAGAACACAAGCCATCCGACAACAAAGCCAGTTGAATTGATCGAAAGGATGATCAAGATATCAAGCAATGAAGGTGATCTAATCTGCGATCCATTTCTCGGCAGTGGCACAACCCTCGAAGCATGTCGTAGAACAAATCGCAATTGCATTGGCTTTGAGATTGATCCACAATGGGAATCCCTGTATCCCGAACGATGCAAATCCCATATTCCGCATATCGAATCATTTTTCACGGAGGAATAAACATGATAACAAAGCAGATTTGGAAAATTGGCGATTGTTTGGAGTTGATACACCTCAAAATAATCGGAAGTGTTAAATAGTTTTAACGTATTCTTAACAATAATTATTAATTATAAAGAGGTTTTAAATGAAGCAAGTGAAACAAGATAAAATAGCATATCCAATATCAGATTTCGCTAAGATTGTAGGGGTGACCCCCCAAGCTGTGTATCGTTGGATTCGTATAGGAAAATTGAAAACAGTAGATACGGGCGGATGGATTCGTATTCCTGAATCTGAAGTTAAGCGGTTCAAGGGTGAGGAATAAATATGGTAAGTATGGCTTATAACGTTCTCAAATCACCAAAAGAACTTAGACCACACAATCTGAACGTTGAAATTTATGGTAATGAATCCATTGATATGGATTTAGTAGAGAGTATTAAAAACAAAGGCATTCTTGAACCACTTGTTATTCGTGATGATAATATTATCCTATCAGGTCATAGACGGTGGCTTGCTGCTAAACATTTGAAACTTGATAGAATTCCATGTCGAACCATCACTTTTGATAATGATTTGGATGAAAAGGAGGCGATGATAGAATTCAACCGTCAAAGAGAGAAGACACCAGAACAGCGTGTGAGGGAAGGTAAAACGTTGAAGGTAATCTATGCTGAACGTGCACGGTTAAAACAATTATCACAATTGAATAATGTTAAAGAAACGATTGTCGTTCCGCCAACATTGGCGGAACGAGAAGGTAAAAAAATAGGCAACGAAGCAACGCTTCCGCCAATGTTGACGGAAGCGTTACCCGAAACAACAAAACCAAAAGCAAGTGAGAACGAAACGCGTAATAAAGTGGCCGATGAAGTTGGTATGAAACGTACCAATTACACAAAAGTTGAAGTCATTGTAGATAAGGCAGATAATGGTGATAAAATCGCAAGAGAGGTTCTTGATAAACTGAACAACAACGAAGTTACTGTTAATGCAGCTCACGAAACTTTGAAGATATTGGACAAAGCAAAAGAAGGTAACGAAAAAGCTAAGAAAATTTTACCATCAGTGTTAAAGGGTGAAACCACTCCCAGAAAGGCGTTGAACGATATAAAAAAAATTGAAGAAAATAAATCTATGCCGAAAATAGAAACCCCTCCATTGCCTGTTGATAAATTTGATGTGATTTATGTTGATCCTCCATGGAAATATGATTTCACAGAAACTGGTAATCGTGAAATTGAGAATCATTATCAAACGATGGAACTGGAAGAAATAAAAAACCTTCCTGTTCCTGCTGCTAATGATAGTGTAGTTTTAATGTGGGCTACAATGCCAAAATTAATAGAAGCACTTGACTTAATGGAGTTTTGGGGTTTTAAATATCTAACAGGTGCTGTGTGGGATAAAGAAAAAATCGGGATGGGTTACTGGTTCAGAGGGCAACACGAATTATTGCTTGTTGGTAAAAAGGGAAACTATTCACCACCGATACCAGAAAATCGGTTTAGTAGTGTGATACGGGAAACACGAACCACACACAGCAAAAAACCAGATTGTGTTTACGAAATGATTGAGAAAATGTTCCCCGATGGAAAGTATCTCGAAATGTTTGCAAGAAAACGGCATAATGATAAATGGACAGTGTGGGGTAATGAAGTATGAATACAAATGATTTTAATATAAATGTCAAAGAAGGTGGAATATGTGAAGACATGGTTCGTGATAAATTTAAAGTGGTTTTTGAACCGATATTACAACAATTTGTATATGGTAATTCGATAACAGAAACACAAAAACAACGCAATGGTATTGATTTTAATATAACACATAACGAATTATCATTTGATGTGAAATGTAGAGACTTCTATGCATATCAGTTTAAAGATATTCTTTTAGAAACTGTATCAGTAGTTGAAGATGAAAAACCTGGTTGGTTATATTCTTCAAAATCTGATGTTATTGTTTATGTGTGGAAAAATGAAACTGGTAAAAAATTCATTGATGGATATTTGTTATTTATGAACAATATTAGAGAGTTTTTAAAGCAATATCTTAAGATACACACACCATTGCAAAAACGTGCAGTATCAGTAAGAGGAACTCGGAGATGGCATACTGATAATATAGCAATTCCAATTAAGGATTTTAATAGTGATTGTATTAAAAAAATAAACATTAAAGAACTTTATCCACCCCAACAAGATGTTTTATCAAAATGGTTTGAATGAAATGTCGTTCTATCCCGAACGATGCAAATCCCATATTCCACACATTGAATCGTATTTCACGGAGGAATAAACATGCGAATACTCATTGGTTGTGAATTTTCTCAAATCGTAACAAAAGCTTTTAGAAACAAAGGACATGAAGCATATTCATGTGATTTGTTGCCAACAGAAGGAAATCCGAACTGGCATATTCAGGATGATGTTTTAAAGCATCTTGATGACGGGTGGGATATGATGATTGCACACCCACCCTGTACATATTTAGCTGTATCTGGTGCGAGGTGGTTCAAATACCGTCAAAAAGAACAAAAAGAAGCATTGGAATTTGTAAAAACCTTATTGAGTGCTGATATTCCAAAGATTGCACTTGAAAATCCCATATCAGTAATATCAACACAGATAAGGAAACCCGATCAAATTATTCAACCCTGGCAATTCGGACATGGTGAAACAAAAGCAACATGTTTATGGCTGAAAAATCTTCCAGAGTTAGTTCCTACTAATATCGTGGATGGGCGGGATAATCGGATACATCGAGAACCACCCGGCAAAGATCGGTGGAAAAGACGATCAAGAACATATCCAGGCATTGCGGAAGCCATGAGCACTCAGTGGGGCGGTGAATTATGAGCTATGAATTCGTAAAATTCCATCAAGAGTTGCTATACGAAATCTACAATCGATGCTGGTTAGATTGGTTCAAGCGGAAGGAAGTGTGGGATTTGATATTAGAACATGGCGAAGACAGGGGTTTCCTGACTCGTGCAGTAAATCGTGGGATTTTTGATTATGAACGAGGCAAACTCTCTCATCTTCCGGGGAAATATCGCATGCAGAAGAAGGTGAGAGATGAACTATTGAAAATAATTGGGAAGCGAATATGAATTTTTATATGGTTTTGTCAGGATCATCGCTTGATAAGAAGCTTGATTTTTATCCATATCTTATGATGCCAGCATCGTATTTCTTCTCAAAAAGAACTATGGATTTTACATTATCAAAGTTCATTCCTCCACATAAATCGTTTTTTCTTGATAGTGGTGGATTTTCGTTGCTTTCAAAATGGCATGAATATCCATTCAATATGGATCAATACAGTTCGTTAATAAGGCGCATTAAACCCACATTTGCAGCCACGATGGATTATCCTTGTGAACCAATACTTGAAATCACAAACAAAGAAAGCATGTGCCAGCTATCAGTAAAAGATCGAATAATAAAAACTATTGAAAATAATGAGTTAATGTTAAACAATTATTCATATAATGGAACAAAAATAATTCCTGTAATACAAGGATGGGATTTAGATGATTATAAGTTTTGTATAGATGAAATGCATAAACGTGAACTTATTACTGATTATGTTGCATTTGGTTCAGTGTGCCAACGCAATAGATATTCTAAGCTATTTACAAAGATAATGGATCATATACGTAGATATTCAGATGCGAAAACACATTTTTTTGGCTTTAAAATATCATTTTTAAGAAACTATGCAATATTTAGCCGTTTGCATAGTTGTGATACAGCAGCGTGGACACACAATGATTGTAAATATAAATACCAGAAAAAACAAATGTATGCATCAAATCAAAGCGAATTAAAGCGTAATTGGTACTCATATCTTGATAAAGTGAATAATATATTCCAAAAACACAAATATCAAACAACATTGTTTAATTTTCATAAAATTAAAAATTATATTTAAAAGGTAGAAAATGAAGAAAAATCTAACCTGCACTGATTGTATGTTTTGCAAAGAAATAACATTGCCTTACAGGATGCACTTCAGGGATATTATTTGCTTTCATCCAGATATATCAAGAGAAACCGACTGGAAATATGCAGGCAAGATAATTCCGAGCCGAGAGTATGTTCCTGATTGGTGTCCTATCAACAGAAAGGAGTAAAATAATGTCATATATAAAAACAACAAATCGTGTATATATTAAAAAGCATGAATGTAATATAAAACAAGTTCAGTGTCCATATTGTAAAGTATTTTTGCAGGACGTTCCCGATTACATAACAGCGATGTATTGCTGGAAGTGTAAAAAGGAATTCAGGATACAACAAGATGCGAGCAAATTAATCTCATCAGAACCGCCGAAGAATAAAAGAACAATAATTGCTCTTGTGCAAAGATAGTTGTATCAATAATTTCCACGTATTACCCACAAAACCCCTACTAAATTTAAGCGATCTCATCCCACCCAATGGTTCTATACCTTCAAGATTTTCAATGTCTTTAAGGCATTTTTACATTGATCTAAAATAATAATGAAAGTTATTATGAGGAGGTGAAGAAGGGCAGCGAGGAAAAAACCCAATGGGAAAAACCCCGCTTAAAAATAGGTTGAAGTCTGAAATCTATTGGAGGTAAATTTTTGCCCTTCAATAGGTTATACGTCTTGGAGATATAAATAGTTTTTGTCGAGGATTAAACATAAATACTATAAAAATGATGTGAAAAATGAGGTGAATAAAATGTATCAATATGGAGTTTTCCCACCACAGGAAGGAATAGGAAGCACAGATTCAGCAGAACCACTTCCAGTGTATAAATATGAATATCCAGGAAAATATGAACTGGCAGGAACAGGACACGGATTAACATCTAATAGCACTCTTGCAAAGTTCAAATTTCGCAAACATGCAGATCAAAAAGGAAAACCAACACTTGAACTTATAGGTTGGCGGAATGTTAGACTTGTCACTGAAGTCCCTGATGAATATTTAGAAGAAAAACCTGCTTTTTATCAAATAAATGATGGAAGTTTGTATGTGTGGTTTGATGAACTTTCTTTCGACATTTTGCCAGAAGAAACCAAAGTATTCTCTTATGAGCAATATAGATACTTCATCAAACAAGCAAAGCTTGCAGGAGAACGATTAGCTGCAATCAATCGTAAGCTGAAACGAAAGCAAGTAAAAGCACGCACAGAGTTTGAGGTAACAATATGAACTTGCGTCATATTATTTGTCAGGCACTTTGTCCCAAACAGAAACCATTTCGATTCGAGAACGCAGATTATGATATATTTGCACATGAAATTGTAGACATAATTGAAAAAGCATATCCAGATGCAGAACTAAGAATTTCAGATCGAATGTATATTATTCCGCCATATTCCGAACTCATCAGATGGCTTAATACAGATTCGCTCAATGAAATGCGATACTTGAAGACAGTTAGCGATTGTGATGACTTTGCTCTTGAGTCAAGATGCAGAATACGAGAGTTAGGACGAATCAATAATGTGAACTATCTGTATGCATATTGCGAAGGCTGTGTGCCAGCAGGTTATCACGCGTTTAATCTTACAATTCGATCAGAAGATATGCAGATCATTATTATCGAACCTCAAAATGATGAAACAATGCACTGGAAACAAAGTGATTATAAACCAGATTTTATACAATTTTAAAAGTAAAGAATTTTTGGAAGGTAAAATTATGGTAAATGTAACAGAAGTAATTAGGGAAAGAAAATATAAAGCAGGCTATGTCGTTCGGGATGAATACTGGGATTCATTTGGTGAAAAAACACTGATGAAACGAATGGCATATACCCCAAACGGTGACTGGATAGGAACATCAAAGGAAGCACATAGGCTGGTTGTGAAGTATGGTATTGCTCCTGAAAAAATTAGACAAACTGATTGCATTTGTTCGATTGGTTTTTCAGAGCGAGATCAAAAATGGTATGGGTGGTCACATCGGGCTATGTGTGGTTTTGGTATTGGAGATGTTGTAAAAGAAGGTGATTGCACAGCAATGTCAGGATGGACAGCTGAATATCTGAGCCAACATCCTGAAGAAGATATGAGTTTGCCAGTCGGGTTCACGGCGAAAACTCTTGATGATGCTAAACGAATGGCAATAGCATTCGCAGATTCAGTAAGCTAAAGGTGATTGAAAATGCAGATAAACTGGAATAAATTGATAAGAAGTAAAACCATCTGGGCAAACTTTATTGCACTGGTGGCTCTTGCAGTACAGACATCGACAGGAATGATAATTGATTTGGAAGCACAAGCCTCTGTAATAATCGTGGTAAATCTTGTGTTGCGGATGGTTACACACGAAGGATTGATTGAAAATGACAGATAATTCAAATGAGAAAATTGAAGAAACAAAAGAACAGATTGAAAATGCATTTAAACAAAAACAAAAACAGAATATACAACAGCAGATTCAACAAATCCAGCAGCAATTACAAGCTATAACCACTGCTTCAATCAACACGATGGGGCAAAAGGTACAGATTGAACGCATACTTAAAGAACAGGAGAAAGAAAGACATCAACTTGAAGGCATGTTGCGTGCATACACATTATTGATTCAGTAAAATTATGTTAACACACATCAACCCATTACAGGACATAGTACGTAAAACAATACGACAAGAGATTGAATGGTCCGAGAGGCGTTTTAAACGTATTACAATGTCATACGACACAAATGATAATCCTGCAGAACTCTATGGTAAGGATGGGAAGATATATTACCGTAAGGCAGGAACAGCGGGAGTTGAGATTGATGCAGGGGGTGCATCAGGTGCTTATCTCCCTCTTACAGCAGGATCAGAATATCCGCTGACTGGTGATTTGTATATAAATAAAACCAATCCTTGTTTGAACATAAAGCCAACAGACACCACATTTCCTACTTTGTATTTAAGGGACAGTGCAGACAATATATTAGGTGATGTGCATACGAACACTGTTGATATGTTCATGGTTTCATCTAATGACCTGTACATGGGCACCACGGTAACAACCGGGGGTGATATTATGTTAGTACCCAAAGGTAACACCCGGTTGACTATAGCAGATACTGTGATTACTTCTGCAGTAGAACTTGCTATGGGGAATAATAAGATCACAGGACTTGGTGCTGGTGATGCAAGTTCAACTGATGCTGCAAGGATGGTTGATCTTGATGATTATCTTCCTCTTGATGGTAGTAAAGCAATGACTGGTTCATTGGATATGGGGGATAATAAGATTAAAAACATAGATTGGTTGGATGCATACGATAGTTATGGAATTAAATTACATGGTTCATCAGGTTCACAATTAGGAATACTCTGCTCTGAGGGGACTTCAGATTACGCATTATGGTGTACAAATGGTGGGATTTACATGGGGGGAAGAAAGATCGAAGGACTTGGTGCTGGTGATGCAAGTTCAACTGATGCTGCAAGGATGGTTGATCTTGATAATATAGCAGGCACAAATAATACATCTTTTATAATTGATCAAGACAACACGGGTCCTGAAGTTTGTACATCTGTGCGTTTTAATCGTGGTGAAAGTGGTGGCGACGCTCGGATAATATGGGATGTCGATGATTGTGAATTTCAATTTGAAGAACAAGAAAGCTACTCGTGGGCGAAAATTAATGCTCAACTTATAAAAATGACAAGTGAACCAACCAATCATAAAACAGGGACAATTCAAATGAACGATTCAACCGGCGATATGGAGTTGAAAGTATCTACTGGTTGTAGTGTAAAAATAGTGGTGGGATAATGGTAACTACTACATTATACACATCTAAAGATGCAACTATAGATGAGTCTGACCCAGATAATAATTATGGCTCGGAAACAAGTTTGAGTGTTGATGATATGGGCAGCTATGAAAATAGAGTTTATATGGAATATGATATATCGTCTTTACCTGCAAATCATATAATCTCTTCAGCAATATTTCATTACTGTATAATATTCGGTAACGATAGAGATGATACTGTTAGGTTTCAAAGAACCACTAGTCAATTTGATGAAAGCACAATAACATGGAACTCAAATAAACCATCCACTACATCTATTCATGAGACAGATGTTAGTATCTCTGGCGATGATGGTTGGCACCAAGTTGATTTAACAACTATATTCGCTGATGCATATAATGCAGGCCTAGATTACTTTGGTGTATATATGCGAGCATTAACAGATAATGGTAATCATGTATTCAGTTCGAAAGAGGGTGCAAATGATCCATACATTGTTGTCACCCATATTCCTGCTGATACAATCTATGTTGATATTGCTTCTGGTGATGATGCCAATGATGGTTCAACGTGGGCTCTTGCAAAACAAACGATTAATGCAGGTATAAACGCGTTGGCTGCTGGTGGTGTGTTGCATATCGGTTTTGGTGATTATAGTAGCCAAGCAGCGATTACATTCGATAAGACCATGTCATTACTTTGTGAAACCGCTGGCACTGGTGGTGGTACAGGGACAGTGGTTTTACCACCTACAAGTTGATGGGTTTCTTTCATCTTAACACTTATGACAGACTTTAATACAGCAAAAAAAGAAGCAGAAGAGAAAGGGCTTGAATTTATATTCCACGATCTTGAAACAGATGAATGTGGAGCATGTGCATCAAAACAACCTATAAGACATTGTGATGAAAACAATGTTTTTCATAGACACAAATGCCTATACTTTCCTTCTTCTATGAGTATTGAAGATATGGAGCATGCAGAATATCAATATCAGCATGGAGATTATAGGCAGTAAAATGTTGCTTCACACATCATCATATTCCCAATCATATTCATATCTCATACCCATTAAACATTGTGTAACCGCTGTTCCTTTAAAACCATATGTAGCATCTGTGATTAAAAATTTATCAAGAATTTCACTGTAAGGTGAATGAAACTCTGCTGTGCAGCCTATTAGATTGTCATAAGACGTGTATTTGTTTTTAATTGGTGCGTACACTCGATGAATTGGTGCATGATATAAACGACAGTGTTTACCAGCTATGAGATTAACTCTATCCTGTGCTGTTTCAGGAGTTCCATGAGTCAACCAGAGAGCTTCAATAGTTTTTCCAGCATAACCATAGTCATTAATTGATTTGCCTGCAATTGTAGTATACCAGGGTGAATCATCACTTGTGATTTCATCGACTGTAACATAGCAGTCCGCAAAATAAACAAAATTAAAACAATCGGTATGTATTAAACCATCACCAGTACGTTCTGATGTATAGTGAATTTGTGTTTCACCTGCAGGAACTTGCATAGCAAATTTTTCCGTATAATTAGTCTCCCCCTCCACTCTATGAATACGAACCCAACCAACTTTGTTTGAAACTGTTGGATTTTCAATAGTAACTCGAAGATAATGAGATGCAAGAGTGTCATTATCTTTTGATAGGTTTACATCATTATCATCTGGATAACCACTCAATTGCGTTCTATTAAGTGGTTTAGCCGTTCCAATCTGCTGTGTTCTAATTCCATCCCCGATAGCAACACAATCATTTGCCAACTGTTTGTAGTCCTTCTGAATGGTATAACCCCGTGAATTTCCACCAGAAGCCACAAGTTGGAAACGCTTAAAGGTTGTCTCCACTGGTTTATTTATGTTGATTGGAAATGGCAGGATGTAGATATAATCTTTAACATCTGCCTGTGATATGCCATCGAGTCGTGGTAATGCTTCGATCCTTAAACCGAATTCCCATGCACATGGAACCACACTATCAAGATACTGTATTAATGTCTGCATTCCTTCATAAACACTGTTAAATGTAAATTCTGTGCCAGTTGCTGTCGTGTAATGTGTGTTATATGTGCTGTATTCAGGAATTTTAGAAGTGTCATATTTATAAACAGCTTCCTTCATCACACCCCAATCGTTTGCTATCCTCACCAAGTCAGTATATATCTCATTAACAGACCAGGTACTGTCATATACCTGTGGTCTATGGAACTCCATACGAGCAAGTTCACGCCACCATCCTGCAGCTTTTACTTCAAGTGCCATATAATCATTGCCAACATAAACATACTTGGTATTGATAATCACTCCATCAAATAGTTTAATACCACCATCATCAGGGTTTTTATTATAAAATCTTATAGGACGCATCCAGTCGAGTTCATCATCTCTTGATGTAAGTATTTGATGAAATGACATCCTGTCACCTTCAAATAGTGAATGATGTATATCTACTGCATCATGCTTGGAACTAATATTACGAATGGTGCATGGGATGTGAGTATAATCCCCCCTGCTTTCATAATCAGGATCAGGGACATGTGCTTCAAGATATGGGACTGGCATAGTGTTTATTCACCTGTTAATCTAATATTCATTAGTATTTAAAATATTTTTTTTCTTTAGTAAATAAAGCATATATAGTTATGCTTTATCGATCAATTCCAATTCCAAGCAAGTCTTCGAGTTCTTCTTTTCGTGCCATGCGTTCATCAGTTATTCTCAGTTCTTGTGCTGAAAAATGAACATATCCATCATATTTACGTCTTTCAACAGGAGCGTTAATATCCCATTCACCATATTCCTTCCACCATTCTCTTTCTTCTTCCTGTTTGGTTTCAAACTCATCTTTCCATATTTTAAACTGTTCTATTGGTGGTAGTTTAGCTGCACCAGTTTCACGGAAAATCCATTTCTTCTGTGCTTCACTCGGTGTCCAACCACTCAACTCTTTAAGCTCTTCAGGAGTAAATGTTAACACACCAAGTAACTTGCCAGATTCATCACGATATATTTTTTGTTTGTATGACTTTGGTTTACCTGCACGTTCCCATGATTCCATAAGTTGTTTTTCTGTTGGTTGTTCAGGATGGATTTTCCCCGCCTTAAAGGCTTTCCATTCAGCTATAAGTTCAGCATATCGAGCTTCTTTTGCACCGGGGTATGTTTTTGCTACACCAAATTCGTCAGCAAATGCAGATTCTATTGGAGATTTATATGTATATTGTTCTGGTAAGAATTCTTCTGATCCGGTAAGAATATATCTTAATTGTTCTGGAGTAGGCTTGAAGCCTTTTGATGCTTCATACAATTCTTCTGGTAGTGCGAGAAGTTCAAACTTTGGTGGTTCTGGTTTATCAGGACGTTTTTTCCAGAATTGATACCATTTTGGTTCAGGTATCATTGTCTTTGTACCTGCCATTCCACCAGGTGGTGCATATAAGATTTTGATGCGAAAATTCTCAGGCATTCCTGCTTCAACCCATGCAGCATATTCCTGTTCTTTGGTTGGACGAGGTTCTTTATATCTTGATGCTTCGAACTCTGCTAATAATTCTTCAGGAGCAGCTTCATATGTTGGCATTCCCATAAGGTATAATGCTTTATCAATGGGTTCTTCTCTCCGTAATATACCTTTTGCTGTTGAACCATATCTACCTACAGCAAGACGTTCGATTGCCTTCTTTTGTTTTTTTGTTTTGTATTCATCACTTCCCCAATCTTGTTCAATGTATCCAAGTTCAGGTATTATTTTTATGGGACTTAATGCAAAGTACAAATCACCAAGATCAGTAGTTAAATCAGTGAATGGCAAACCAAAACCAATCCATCCTTTATTTTTTCCACGTTTGAAAATATTTGGAATGAGGAACATGTTCCGTTGCCATTCATTTCTGCGTTCATATTCTTCTTCCATCCCATAATGTTCAATCAATTTTTGCTGGAGTTTACCAATAAAAGCAGGTTTGTATGGATGTTTAAGAGTTTGTTCAATTTGGAAAGGAATATTTCTTGACATCCACGTCCAGAATGGAAACACCCGTTTCATTATTTTTGTTTCAAATTTTGTATGAAATTCAGAAAGATAGGCAAAGTGTGTTTTATAAGTTATATCGCGTGATTCTTTGAAAGACATCCGTTCTGCAAGTTTGATGAATTCAGCAATTCTTACAAAGTTCTCAGTTTCAGTCATAAGCCACGATGGTATATCTCGTATTTTCTGCCAGAAAGTCCGTTCCCATATATCTTCATGTGTGACATCCATCATCCCCGGTTGTCCTATGACAGCCTGTTCACGAAGTACATCTTGCATCTCTGCACCTGTAATCTCGCCACGCTCGGCTGTTTTGAATGTCCCCCTTCCAAGACGTGCTTTTACACCACGATAATAGTGTATTGGATTCCAGATATTAGCCTTCAACCAATTTTGATATATACCACTGTATATATTTCGACTGAAAAATGCAGAATGAAATAGGAAGCCAAAGCCTACCGTAACGCTTTGTTTCCATAATGGCATCACCTTAGTATCATACGATTTCCCAAGCAGTGCTGCCAATCCTTCTGTTATTGCTGGTTCTTCCACTATTTCTTCAAGATGTTTCGCTATAGGTTTTGGTAAAAGTTTCCCAATCTGTGGATGTGTTGACTTTACAAAACCAATTCCTGTGCCAACAGCTTCAGAAAGTTCATCTATACCATATTTTTCCTGAACATGTTTGAACCAGTCCGCGGTGTAGATGTCAGCTACATGTTTTTTAGAACGAATTGCTGTTGCTTTCCAGAAATCGGGTTCAAAAAAATCAAAACCAAATCCCTTATTAATCTCTTCAATAGTTCCTTTAAGTGTGCGTTCTTCTGCATACGGCGCCCTGACTTTTTGAGCATAATATTTTATAACTTCTGGCATCCCACCCATTTCTTCAACAAACTTCTTACCTTGTTTTGTAAGTGTATGATGTACATATCCAGCAACTTCTCCAACATCAATTCCACGAACAATTTCTGCTTCACGCATTGCAGCAATATATGGTTTGATTACTTCATCAATATATTTATTGAGTGCCTTATCACCTGTGTCAACCCCACTTTCAATATATTTTGTAATCTCTGCACCGCGCTTTTTAAATGGATGTGCCATTACTTTCAGTTCGTGGAATGCCTGTAATGTTGCTCCCTTTTTCCGTAATACCCAATCAAGATAATCTCCAAAATATTCACCATATTTTCCAGGCAATTTCTTTAACCAATATCCAGGAACAAAAGCTTCACCAAGTGCATCTGTTATTATATTAAGTTTAGTTCCTGCTTTCGTGATTGGTTTCTGTGCTGCTTCGGGAAGACGGGGTATTACATGTTTTGCTGCTTTTGGAATACCCTTCTTTGTAAATCTTAAAAGTTTCCATACCCCATAACCAGTGTATGTAGTAGGATCAAATGCTGTGTCTACTGCAAGACTTGTCCAAAATCCCTCCACCTCAAGGGCTTTTGATGGACTTATACGATGCTTAATCCCACTATAAACACCTTCACCAATTGTGGCTGGCAATCTGAGGTTTGCCCACTGTGATCCATATATAGCTTTTATCTGCCGGTGCCGAAGGATAACACCACCTGCAGCATATTCTCCTATCCGTAATAAATCAAAAAAATTGTCAAGTTTTGAACCACTCAGGTATGTTCCACGATAATATTTTTCTTCATCTTTAAGTATTTTAATTCGTTCTCGCCATGTGGACATTATCAACCATCTCAAAAAAAAGAATACTGCCCGGCACTGAGCCGAGCATTAAAATGCCTATAGTGTCACCACATCTGGAACGAATTTGAACGTTATGATATCAGTGACAATTCCCCTGATACTGTCATCTGCTTCTGCTACATCTTCATAGTCAATAACTTTTGCTTCAAGTAACAGATCATGTGTAGCTGGTGAAACCGTTTTATCAATTACATCAATCAGTAAATATCTCTCATCACCATTACTCTTTTTTTGCTGTGCAAGAGTAAAGTCTGCCATTGCAGTATTGCCATATCGATTTAATCCAAGCACAATTATGCCAGCTGATGCGAATTCAATTGTTTCTTTGCGTTCTGTACCACATTCTGGAACTTTTGCAAGGTTTGATTCAACACCATAAGACTGCATATTTTGCATACGTACCTGAGCAAGCTTACCTGTATTGACATTTGATATTAACGAACCACAACCCGTTCCAGTAACAGGGAAATATATATCTACTATTTCACCTTCAGTGATACCAGTAATGGTTATACGTGCATCTGTGCCACCCTGGAGAGTTACTGATGTGACTGTTGCAAGTGCACCATCTCTGTAGGCTCTTGCATATTCTTTATTAGCGATCACAACTGCATGTGGTTCTACCCCAGCAATATCAATGTAACCATTGTCTTCTTCTCCACTTGTAACTTCATGCCCCGATTCGACATAACATTCATATATATCATACTGTTCATCTGAAAATAAACTTGATCTTACCATGATTTTTACCTCTATGTTGAAATTTCTACTGGTGGTACATATTGGAATTTAATTTGATCCACAACTTCACCACCCTTTGCATCAATTGCTCGCGTGCCTCTGCTATAACTGGTAACTCTTGCTTCAGAGATAACCTCATAAACTGTGTTAGCTGCATCTGTAGTATTTCTTGCAATGATCATTAAGTATTTGCCATTTTGTCGTGCCATTATGAAATTTTTGAAAGTATCATTACCCCTGCGAATTAAATTCATTGTTGCTTCACCATCTGATGCAAACTTAATGGTTTCCAAACGCTCCGTGCCACATCCGGGTTGATCAAATGTATTTGAAGTGGTTTTATAATTCTGCAATGCTTGTAATTCAACCAATGGGAACTTTCCAGTATCAGTATTGTTAACAAGCGTCCCCACCGTTGTTGCGAGATATATGTCTACTTTGTCCCCAGAATTGATTGTATCAGATACCGTGATAACCGTATCTGCGCCAGATGCTGCAACTTCTGTTATTGTTGCCCTTATGCCATTCACATACACTCGTGTTCGTTTTAATTTGTGTCCTGAAGATGCTATCACATCAGCATGTGGGTTTTTTCCAGTCACGGTGACTGTGGTCCCTGATGCTGTGTCTTGCACATCGTGATACAGTTCATAAAACTCAAAGAGTCTTTTCTTATAGGTTGTTATATCTGTCATCTATTTATCTCCTTTATTATACTTCATTGAATATATACTTATACCTTATGGGGGTATCCTTTAATGTATTGATTTGTTCCATTGATTGGAATGGCTAAGATTCTTGGTGTACCTAAAAGGGTTGCATTAGAATGAAATACGGGAGATAGAACAATCCCCGTACTTGCAACAACTTCGGCTGATATGGTTGGATACACTTTTATATAATATTTAGTTTCACCACTTATTATCTCTGCAACTAATGGTGTGCCTGATAATGTTGCATCATTGATTCCAAGAACGTCAGTCCCGATTGGATCAGATACTTCGTTTGCTGTTACTGAAGCGGTTGGATACACTTTTGCGAAGTAATCCGGGTTCTGGAATTTTATAATTGTTGGCGTGCCAGATAAAGTTGTATCATCAAATGATGTTGCATGCTGAAGTGCAGCAGTTGTTGATACTTCTGGAACAAAACGAAATGTAATCAAATCTGTTATTATTCCATCTTTTGTTTCAATGGATCGTGTTAATCTTTTATAAGATTCAACTCTTACTTCATGGAGAATGTCATAAATTATATTTAAATTAGTAGAATCTTTTACAAGGATCATCAGGTATGTTCCATTCTGTCGTGCCATTATGAAATTTTTGAAGTTGTTATTTCCTCTGCGATTTGTGCCGAGTAATGCCACGCCATCTGATTCAAATCTTCTAAATTCTTTGCGTCCGGACCCAAAACAAACTTGATCAAAACTATTAGTTTTAACACCGTAATTTTGAATTGTTTGTAATTCAACTAATGGAAATTTTCCAGTGCCAGTGTTATTAGCAAGTGTTCCCGTATTTGTGGCAAGATATATGTCTACAATATCCCCTAATGTAATTGTATCTAATACTGAAATGTCTGTATTTGCTCCGTTGGCAGCAACTTCTGTTATTGTTGCCCTTATGCCATTCACATACACTCGTGTTCGTTTTAATTTGTGTCCTGAAGATGCTATCACATCAGCATGTGGGTTTTTTCCATCAACAGTTATTGTTGTCCCTGATATATTAGTTCGACTTTCGTGATACAGTTCATAAAACTCAAAGAGTCTTTTCTTATAAGTTGATGTTTCAATCATTAAGTTTCTCCTGTTGCATTAAGTGTGAGTTCTGCTCTGATCACTGCCCTGCCACATTTTGATAATGGTTTTGTTGTAATTGGAGTTATACTGTGAATATAAAAATCAGAAAGTCCCAGTGTCGGAGATGCTTTAAGTGCTGCATATACTAATTCATAAATTGTACCAAGCGTACCCGTTGCATCTGTATTAAAATCTGATAAAACACCCACAGTAATTTCCATTGGGTTTGCAATACTTGTATATTGTTTATCAGTTCCACATTCACATTCAAATGGTTGAGTAATTGTACCAACATAAATAGCTGGATATGTGATTCTGCCAGGATCTAATAAGTAAATGAGCCACGTTTTCACTGCTGCATTTATTGCATCATCCGCTTTCAGTGTAGCAATTATAGCAGCTCGGATTTCATCATGTGTATTCATAAGCTTTTCAAATACTCCACTATTCTCGGATCTTCAAGTAATTTTAAGTTACGATCAGCTGATGCTGTTAAAAAATCATGTGTTGCTTTTGCATCATCAAGATTTAAAAATGTTGTGCCCGGATCATAAGTGATTGCTTTTAATGCTGCTAAATCTGTGGCACACGAACGAAGGATTGCATGTTTTGTTGCATCAAATGTGTCTATGAAAGAATACTTCATCGTGCTATTTATTAATATCTCAGCTTCATTAATATATTGCTCAAGGTCTGCATCTAATAATTCATCACTAATATTTTTAACAAGTTTTCTCACAAGTGTTGGTGTAGTATATGTTGTGGTTATGAAGTATTCCTCCTGTATTCATTAATTAATATTATACTATTTGCCAAACCATTCCGTAATCTTATGCATAATAATGCTGAGGAATGCAAGAACTGGTAAAAACCACGTTTCAATTCGCCTGATACGAATTGCATGATTTTCGATTTGTTTTTCAATATTTTCTGTGCGTTCATCAATGCGAATTAAAAGATCGTGATCACTCAATTGTTGTTTGTCCATTATGATTTCCTATGAAAATGTATAATATCTGTCTATTTTCTTTATCGTTGCATAGAACGGTATGTTCTCTTCGTATTTATGTAATTGATCTGTGATTACTTTTGACCCTGTAAACATGATGTATTCTTTACCATCAAGTTTGAATTGTATTGTTACGTAGGATGTACCTTGTTTTTGTTTGCTGTCCCGTTCTTTGAAACCAAGAATAAGTATTTCTTTATTTAACAAATCGTCTATTTTCATTTTATCACCTTCAAATGGTGTAGTCTCGTCTGCGAAATCTCTGAATCGTGGGTATTCATCCTGCTGCACACTGATCACCCCACATCCGGTTTATGCCGAGACTGTTGGAGAGGTTGTATGCATTTGCGTGTTTGAGCCAACCCATCGTTGAGGCTATCGATGAGCAGAACTGTTCTCGTGTGATTTCCTTGCGTTCAAACAGGAACGGCAGGAGTTGCAGCCGTCGTTTTACTCGTTTCGTTGTGGACTTTCGGAGGAGAATCTTTTCAGGGAAATGACGGTATCCTAAGAAATCTATGCCTTGCGAGATTGGGAATATGTCACATTTTCCAAAAGTCATATCGAGATTGTTGGATAGAAACTCTGTTGATATATCTGCTATCTCGCGGAGGTATGTTTTGTTTTTGTGCAGGATTATGATATCATCGCAGTATCGAATGTAATTTTTGACGTGGTACTCGTGCTTTAAGAATTGGTCAAGTTCATTCATATAGAGGTTACCAAGCCATTGAGACGTGTAATTTCCAATTGGGATGTTGTAGCCGCCCCCGAAGCTATAAATGATGTCATGCAGGAGCCAGAGTGTGTTTTTGCATTTCATCTTCTGCTTTACAATGTCATGCATGAGATCGTGATTGATCGAAGGGTAGAACCTTCTCACGTCCATCTTCAGGCAATATCCATGTTTGCCAACTTGTCTGATAAATTCCATCGTTCTGCGACTGCCTGCGTGGATGCCTTTCCCGGTTCTACATGCATAACTGTCGTGGATCATCAAGGCATCCCAGATTGGTTCAAGAATGTTCATTAATGAATGTTGTACAATTCGATCGGGATTGAATGGGAGTTTGTAGATTATCCGCTCTTTTGGTTCATAAATAGTTTTTTGAGTATATGGAGAAGTTGTAAAAGTCTTGTCTGTCAGTGCATTGTGGATCACCTCTATGTCGTGATCCAAGTTGTGCTCAAAACGTTTCACGGTATCCTGCCACCGCTTGCCCTTTCTTGCTTTCGTGTACGCCCTGTAGATGTTTGTGGGTTCTGCTATGCTTTTGAAGAGGTTGCCATGTCGTTTCATGATGTTTTCGGAACGACCAGCGTTCCCAGTGTGGTACTAATTGGTCGTTCCCTCCGTTGTGTGTTTCGCCTTTCGGCATGGTTGAAGGATTCAGCCAGGAGTTGGCTTCGCACCGCATTTTCCTGTATCTGCACTGAGCTGGGCTCTGATATTCGAATTCGCATTCCAACGATAGTTATTCGCATTCTGACACTGAGACCTGCAATTCGTCCCATTGTTCCAATCACTGCCCGCATGGAGTGTTCTTTAAATAACCCCGCAACCAATGACATAGTTTTATGTCACCTTTATCATGTTTTTCGTTCTCCATTCTCGTATTGCAATTTGCTTACTGCGGTTTCGCACCGAGCCGGGCCCCGACATGCGAATCCGCAACCCAACGATAGAAAAACGCATCCCGACACCGAGACCCGCAATACGCCCCATCGTCCCAATCACCGCCCGCACGGAGCTGAGTGTTTCCATATTTATTATTGCCATATGTGTAAAAGCTACCCTTACCACCTGCCAGATCATACCATCCACCTGCTGTGCCATCATCAAGTCGGGCGGAAGGCGTCAATAGCCACTGATGCATTGCTCCAACACAATCTTCACACCCAATATTTGAAACATTTCTACCCATTGCATGTGCTGCCCACGTTGGATAACCTGTCCCCTGATCTGCCGATTCTGCGCCATTACTGAGAACTTCGCCATCTGTAAATCCAGCAGCATCACTAATATTTTTACAAACATACGTCGTATTTGTCAAACATTCTACAACCGTGCAAGTCACACCACTCGTTCCTCCAGTGATAGTATCACCTGCTGCCCAATCGACAGCTGGGCCAACGTCAAGTGTTAGTAAGAAATATGCAGAATGTCCACCCGCTGTGACTGGATCACTTCGATTCCATACATGTGCTTCTTCGGGGGCACCTGTCGCAATAGATGTAAACTGCTCATCAGTGAGTAGTTGTTTCATCACAGCATGCCCGTCATCCACGAAGTCCATCCAGTTCCGGGAGTCTGTGATTGTTGCACCATACACGGATGCTGTTGAGGCTCCGGTTCCACTCGCGAGGTAGATGTCTACCCATATACCAGTGCCTTCATCGTAGACCATGCCCTCTGGTTCACAGATAGGACGATGCTTCAAATCCCAAATCGATGTTGGTAAAATGTCGTTTGCTACATATCCTGAAAGTGCGTGCCCACTGATCGTTCCGACATCTGCGCACAGTGTGTGGAAGCCACCAATCTTCCGGCTATTTGCTGCAGTGAATCCGGTTGGGGTAGTTGAGTTCAAACTGATTTTAAATTCAAGCGTGCCAGCATTATTGCAGGCATAAACATAATAGTCTTTACCATTTGCAACCGATCCCGTGTCCATGTGAGTAGCTGTGCTGATATTTACATCTGTATCACAAAAAAACCAGTTATCACCGATTTTCAAAGGAATCTCGTTTGATCCCTTAAATGTGACTTTATCGTGATCTGTGTGATTTTCGAGTAGACGGTCGCGCTTATTCAAGAAGAAGTTTGCGATCACAGCTCCTGCGACGATATTATCACTTACATCTTTCGTTAATGATCTGTTTGCCATATTACTTTTCCTCCGATTTTATAATTAAATCTTTTACTGCTTTTCTTGACTTGAAGCCTATCTGTTTCCAACGTGGCAGTGGATTGTCGATTATCTCTGTATTCCATCCCTTTTCGGGGTCGTTCTCATCAATGAGCGTGGTTGCTCTTGTTATTTTTGCATCATCGATGGCATAAAGTGCCTTCAAGTCTGCAATTGCCTGTGCTTTATATTCTTCCATCGCAAGCAGGTTTTTAAAGTCCTGCACAGTTGCAATACGTCTTGGATATCCTTTCATTATTATATTCTCCTTATTATTATTATTATGATTTGGTTGGGTATACTTTCCAATAGTAATCTGTACTATTAATTTGTGCTGATGCAACACGTGGTGTTCCCGAAAGGGTTGCATGATTATATTGTGTTGGTGTTGGGGTTATGCCACGACTGCTGACTGATTCCGCTGATATTGTTGGATATGCATTGAAATAATATGATGTATCATTACTGATGACTTCAAAGGTTTTTGGTGTGCCTGATAATGTTGCATCATTGATTCCTCTAATGTCTATACCTATATCATCTATGGTGGCATTTGCTGTTGCTGATGCATTTGGATATGCTTTTGTATAGTAATATGTGCCATCGGGTGCTTGCAAGCGGATGATTACTGGTGTGCCGGATAAAGTCGCATCATCTGTGGTAAGTATATAAATTTCATTCAAAGATACTGATAACTCAGGATTCCTGAGGCGAATTATTTCCCCATCAGTGTACCATGGCGATACTCGTTGTATCATTGATTCATTCCCAAACATTTTATCACCTCAGTGGAAGTAGGTTACTTTCAGTACGCCATTTGTACTGCCTGTGCGGATTGCCTTAAATCCTGCAATCTGTGCTGCAGACGTGAGGCTGATTATATCACCAACTTCAACTGGATGTCCCTCACTGGATGTGGGATTCACACCATCATCTCTGATGCGGATCTGTGCATTTTCAAGTGTCATTTCTGCTCTGGTTGCATCCAGATATGTTGCAGCAGTTAGTCCAATTGCAGTATTGGTAACGGTTACTGATTCGTAATCAAATGGTGTTGATCCACCCCCTACCACATTCCCCGATGCATCAATACATTGCACATGACGCACGACTGTGTTGGAAGTTCGTGCTGTGTTTGCTGGAGACTGTAGTGCTCCCCTCTTTACTTCACTCATAATATTATCTCCGTACTCGCTGCCGCTAAAGCGGTTCTAACTTCGGAAAACATGATTAATTACCGTTCTACATATTCGATGATTACACTTGCATGACCTGTTCCAGAATTGCTGGCAGTGTTTGTTGCTTTTAAATAAAATGCTGTGCCAGCTGCAACATTTACTGCTGCCGCCTCTGGATCAGTCTGTGTGTATGTCTTTACATCTTCACCATCAGCCGCAAGAGTCCTACCAAACAGTTTTGTGCCAGACGAATCATAAACTTCAATTTTAGCATCATCCGTATCTTTCACATACGCTTCATTAAGGTAATCATGCATCTTTATTAATGTCACATTAACTGGGAAAAAAAACCCATATCGTGTGATGTCTGATCCTGAAGCCAGATCAATACCAGATGTCGCGAGAGCTGTATCAGTTCCAAGACCTTTTGTAAGATCGATGAATTTTGATTTATTCATATCGATCTCAGTATCAATCAATCCAAATTCTGTTGTAATTTTATCAGCAAGCGATCCTGTTTTTTGCCTGAATTTTTTTGCTGTAATTGCTGTATATGTCATAATTATGTTTCTCCTGATATATTATTGTACTTGAGATTAGTCCAAAATAAAAAATATTTAATTAAATACCTGATGTATATACTATTGCTTTTGGTTGCGTTACTACAGTTTGTGCTTCAAACCAGAACTGAAGTATCTGGTTCTTTGTACTATCTTCCATATAAGTATAGAAATGCAATCCAAAGTTTGGTGCAGTCTTTATTACTTTCTTTCCATCTACAATGGTTGGATATTTGATTTTTGAACCCGGGATTGCAAATTGTGGATCACTAAATGTGTGCATTTCTGCACCCCTGTTAACTTCATCTAATCCAAGTATATAACTATCAGTTAAACCAGTTGTTCGATGTACTGTTAAATCTGCCTGTTTGACATATATTGTATCACGGTCAATCATCTGCCCAACAGGTCGCTGATCATTGAATTGTGTACCATCGAGGAAGTTCAAATATTCCTTTAATTCATAAAATCCTGCCTTATTAACGAATACGCGGGTAAGATTGTAATTGTATCCATCATCTTTAATATCAAAGTCCTGTGCAAGATTCATTAAATCAGTGACCGGTGTTGCATCTGCACCTGACCATACAGATACATTAGCATCGAATATTGTATGATCTGCACCAGCACCAGCAGTCATTGCTGTCAATATTGCCGTATCCATCTGTTGTGCAAGAATATATCCTGCTTTCCGGTATGTTCTCGCAACAGCAGCTTCGCCTGCAATTCCTTCTCTAATTATATTGCGTGGAATAGCAACCTCAAACCCCTTTGCTCTGGTAATCCCTGTTCCTGCAGAAGGCACCCCAAAGTCAATGCGTGGAAGATCAGCTCCTACAATATGTAATGGTGCTGTTTGTTTTTTAGTGTCTGCACTGGTGCCTTCATCATCATACATATATGTAAAGCTCGCTCTATCTTCTTGTATTGGTCCATCAAGGAATTCTGCAAATTTCAGATTTGGTTCAAGAACCTCATATACTCTTCTAATCGCAACACCTGGCTGAAGATAATCAGCTAGTTCTTTGCCCATACTTTGTCCAGTCATATTATGCTCCTGTTAATGATGTTATTGGTCCATTTATTCCAACAAGACAATTCAAAATATCCCCCGCATCACCACTTGCTCCATAATGGAATGCAACGATTCCAGTCCCACCACTCGCAGCAGTAATTAACTGAATTTCCTCTGTATTATCATCTGCATAATCACCAGTTAAATTGTGCTTAAGTGTTGTACATTGTCCAACTGTAAAACCATTACTACCATCAAGATAAACTTCTGCCTTCTGGATACAGGTGATTCCTCCATAAATCTCTACAAGCGCAGTTCTATAATAACCACCAGCAAGTCTTTCTGCAAGCGTATTGGCTGCTGCATCATTTGCTGGTTCTGCAAATACTCCAGGAGTCGATATGATTTTTCCAATCACAAGACTTTCTCCATTAACAGCGCGTTCCATAACTGGAATGCCCCCGGTTGCAACCCATGTGCATGCTGTATCATTGGAAATTGCAACCATGTTTCCTCTTGCAAGTGGAGATGCCCATGTTAGGGTTTTTCTCGTAATGTTTTGCATGTCAAATACCGTTCCTGAATCAACTACTGTTGGTGCACCCTCATCAAGAATGCAAGGGATTATTGGTCCCTTTGTTGGATAATTTCCTGTTATATTATTACTCAAGTCTGTCATATTAAATCACTCCTATCATTTTTTCACACACTGCCATATCTTTTGATTCTTGTGTTTCTGCTCCTGGTGGTGTTCCTGGTATTTCCATATTCTCAAAAGTTGAGTCATGTGTCGCAGCTGAAACTAATAACTTTGCTTCATTAATTAATTTAGCAATTGCTGCAGATGTCATATTTCTAACTTCTGTCATTTTTGCATCAATCTTTGTTTGATCAAGAACACCATCTGTCATAAATGGTGCACCAATTATAGTTGATGTGAGCATTTTTTGATATTCATTTACAAGCTCATCTTTTCTAATAGCTTCAATGGTATCTTCCTGCCCGCGTGCCACTGCTGCTGCGATCATCTTTTCAACATCAGTTGTCGGGGTCATTTCTGCTTTTAATTTCTCAATTGATGCTTCATACTCAACTTTCTGCTTATCAAGAGCATCCTTGACTGCTGCATCAAGTGCATCTTGATCATACATGACGGGACCATCCCCGCCTTCTGATTTGTTAGTCATATTTATATTACCTCTATAATTATTAATTGCTGCTGCCACCACTTCAAAACCACTTCCTTCGAATGCTGGCTTCCCATTACCTATTATCAGTGCAATGGAGGTTGGAATAAAACCGTTTGTGAGCCCACTTGTTTCAAAATCTTGTACAGGGTCTGATGGATAACCTGTAACACTCCATCCACCCTTTCCAAATGGTAACCATGTATTATCATTGATTTTCTTGATTGCCTCTTGATCTGTAATTGCTGCTCTTGCAATTATCCAACCATCTTCAATCCTTGCATCTGTAACATATCCTATATTTGCAAAATTGTCAAAATTATAATCACATGCATGTGGATCGAGATCATTGCACACTCTAATTGGAATCTCTGGAAATCCCTCTATAATTTGCTCTGCTGCTGCTGCTGTTACACCCCATCCTTTCAAGTTTTTTGTATTAAGATGAATTACTCTGCCCTCAATCATTGCTGCATGATCTGGTATACCATCTGGTTTATCAGATGTTGCTGTAAATGGTTCCGTGCCAAATTGAATTGCTGCTGCTTTAATTTTAACCCACCTGTCAACATCTTTTCTATACAATTTTTTCCATGCCGTCCATGCCATAGCCATTGGATTTTTTGCTGTACCTGCTTTTTGTATTGCATCATAGATTTCAGCAAGTTTATTAATTTGTGTGAGTGTCAGAGCAATACCCTCTGCTGTTGTAGGAAACCCTGCTGTCTTTGCCGCATCAATGGAAGTGTAAGGCATAATTTCCTATATATAAGGATACATATATAAAGATTACCTTACCGAAATGTTTTGATATATTTTACAATATAATAATTCATAAATCAATAGATTTAAGTATTAGTAAACTAATTAAGAAACATGGCAAATATAGCAGTATCTGAAAAGTCATATAAAGAAATTGAAGAAATAGCATTTTCACAACGCACAACTCGGAAAGATGTCACAGATAAAATGATAGAATTTGTGAACAAACCTAATCGGATAGATATGTTCATTAAAGAGATGTTTTGAATGATTGATTGGAATCAAATTAAAAAAATTAGTATGTCATCACTGTCAGGAATATGTTAATCTCGATAAATCATGGGTAAATTCTTGGTTATCTGGCAAAGCCATGAAAATCGATGATGATGATTTCAAAGGATATGATGAATGGAGGTATATTTATGAAATATTTTATGCACACAAAGCACTGCGATTCTTATTCATGCATCCAATGTGTGTAATAGATATTATTCATGATGAAGGGGATGACAAGGAATGGAATAGATTCCATAATGTCATTAAGAATTACAAGGAAATCACATTTGAAAAGCATATTGAAGGAAAGCGGTGGGGGAACATCTGGGAAAGACCGGGGGAGGAATGTTTTAAATGATTGGGGTGCTTGTCACTGTGATCTTACGCAAACATACAAATTATGTAAAAAATTGTCAATGGTTATGTTATACTTTCCGCCACGCATTGAAATAATTCAAATTAAATAATTTTATTCTTCATCTGGCATATCTATAGGAAAACCACCTCTAACTCGTGCTTCGCCTTTTGAAATTAAACCAATATTAACCCAATCTGTGAGTGTTTTAAATGGTATGTTTATTTTTAAAAATGGTGCTGCCGTAATTGAAATTGTTTCTGGTTTAATGCCAAATTCCTCACATCGCGGTGCAATAATTTCAGTCATAAATTGACTAAATAATGTTTCTCGTAATGAAACATAAGAATCATAATCTTGTGCTGATACTACTGTGCCAGCCGATGTCCATGAACTGCCAACATCACCACTCCCAACATCTGATTGCAATAAAGCCCTATCAATCTGTTTCCGTCTCCATTCAAGATAAGGCACTATATCAAAACCTGTTTTTGATTCTATCATTGAAATTTCACGTCCAGTTGAAACTATGTCTTCATTTGCTCCAATTTTTTGAAGTGCAGCAACCTCTTTTTCTTGTGCTTTTTCTGCTGCTGCTGGCTTCACTATTCCGTCTTTAATCATATCTGCAAGTGTTTTTAGATTAATATGTAATCGCCCAAGTCCATAACGTTCAATAAATCGATCATAATAATAAGAACTGTTAATAAGTGATTTGAGTGGTATTTCTATTCCAATTGTCATAGATTCACCATATATTCCAAAAGTAGAACGTCCAGATATATCTCTCATTTCATTACCACCTTCCCATAATCGCAATAATCCGATTTCATCACGCTCAAAAGATTTTGATTTCTCTCCCATTTCATTAAAAACAATTTTTGTCACATCACCATGAACTAAACTATCTTCAATTACTCCGGGTGTTTCATCATCTGTTAATAATACATAATATTGTATTGGTAGTATTATGGGTTGAATATATGTATTTTTTGCTTTCATTCCAATGAGACACGTCCCCATCTCACATGTGTACCGGACAACATTTTGTAATAATGATGAAAAATTAATAGCTTCCATTAAATCAGCAATTTTTTCTGTATCTTTTTCATCTCCAACAATCCTCGCACCGTTTGTAATCTTCAAAGCAATATTTTTAAAAGCTCGCATCACCTGTCCATTTCCAATCCCCCTTGCAAGCCCATAATACTTTGTGAAATTGTTTGTAGTGTTAAGTTGATAATTTCCAAAATATGATGAGGTAGCTGTGTCTCGTGTATCTGCCAATCCAGATATTGCTGCTGCAAGCATTTTAAGTGCTGTATATTCATTTGATATTACAGCATTCACACTATTTTTTGCTAAAAATCTTCTTACAGATGCAGAACTAATATTATGTCCAGATTCTTTTGATATTATTTCTGCTATTTTAATGGGATTATTACCAGATGCTGCAAGTTTTAAGACGTCTTCATCTTTTTTAATACGAGTAATATCAGATGCTCGTGGCATTAATAATCATCCTCCTGTTCTTCAGTCATTTCTTCATATTCACCAATACGTCGTCCTCTTCGCCCCACTATTGCAATGGATGGTAAAGGACATGATGAAGATGAATAAGTAATATATGCATTTACAATTTCCCACGCCCTCTCTCTAAGTTCTTTAATTTCTCTATCTTGCCCATCATTTATCCATCGTTTTGCTGATTCTGGATGTCTTGCTTCTTCATTCATTATACGTGTATGAACAATTACTGCTATATGTGCAAGATCTAGAGATGCTGCTTTTAACATGTCGTCAGATACTGGTGGGGTGAGTCCTGCTGCATACAATTTTGCATTAATTTCTCTATCTGCCTGAGCAATGATAGCTTCCAGTGTTGCTGTGGAGAGTGTTGTACCCGTAATTGCTGCAAGTTCTGCATAAGTAGAATATGCCATATTATTCCTCTTTTACTTCTTTTGTATATATAAAATGTTGTATCATGTTCTGCAACCGCCCCCACTTGGTGGTGGGAGTGGGGATTCATCTAACACTTCTGGCTGCTGTATGAACAACTCTGTGAATGCCCACACTAATGCATCAATCCTGTTTGGTGAATATTTCGATTCGCCCGACACCCATGATACCATTTCATCTTCCAATACTGGAAATTCTCCGACATGATGGATGATGCCCTTCTCATATCTTGCTACGATTGGCTCTGCCCTCATTGCTTTACCTCTCGAGGCGTGGACACTTTTATAGCGACATGTTTGATTTGTAGTCTCCGCAATTCCCATTATATTTGATTCAACCATTTCTCCCCCAAAATTTGCTTCTGCTACAATTATATCTGCTTTATTATGATTATATGCTGTTATAACCGCGTCCCCCCACTCTCCTGGTGATCCTAACAAACTCTTATCATCGAGAACATAACCATGTCCATTTGCATCTTTCCCTGCTACAATAATACCTGTCTCGTTATGTTGAGAACCGGTTGGATCAACCCCCACCACGATTCGTACCAGATCAGGATGTTGAGTAACTCTGGTATCTGCTAATAATTTTCGGTTCCATAATGCACCTGGTACTTCCTCAATATCTTCTGCAAGTATCTCTTGTCTGTATGCAAGATTTGTCATGTCCTCTGTGATTTCATCAAGTGCAACTTTTGAAATATATGGATTATCAAACGATGTAAAATGAAATGCTTCCCACCTACCAGTTGTATCCTGTTGTGCCCTCTTAAACATCTTGGCAGCGTGCAATGGATCGCGTGCTTTTGACACTGATCGGGACGTCCGTGATGGCGGCGTGTAGATGAACATTGCATCTCCATCATTATCAAGCAACATTGGTGCACCCACAATCCCCCACGTGTCCTCGTTCATTAGTTGGAACTCATCTAATATCAAAACGTCTGCGTAGTCTCCCCGTAAAGTATCAGCATTCCACGCAGTCTTCCCTTTAATACGATTTTTTGTGCCGGGACGCAATATGGTATGATCTGTTTCATTCTTCCTGAATACGCCCGCATCTATTGGCTCCTGTAGTGCTTTCTTAACTTCAAACCAGAATGTTTCGAGCTGGTCCGATGTCGGTGCAGCATACAATGGACGTTGTCCTTGTAAGAATTTTTCAACACAAATGGATGCAGCACACACTGTCTTGCCCCCGCGTCTACCTGCTCGAACAATCTTTCGCTTTGCCGGGCTGTCTCTAATCTGCTGCTGAATTTTATGTGGTTTGCGAAGAACAACTTTAATTTTGTTCTTGTTCATCGTCTTCATATTGTACTTCAATTATAATTTTATTATTTATATTATCTGATTCTCCCATGATTTTTCTATTAAGTTCAATGATCTTGGTTATCGACGCATTAAGTTTTGCTAATGAATTACAAACCCCAACCATGTCATTTGTATTGCCAGGTCTAACTTTGTTTTTGAGCACTCTTTTACCTGTTTCTTCATCTACATAAGTACAGCTTTGTATTGCTGCCATTAATGCGGGCTTGACAGCTGTAAGTTCTCTTAATATTTCATCGGTTTGTTCAAGTGCTTTGATCCGAGTATCAACTACAGAACTAAGTGCAGCTTCTTCCAATCCTTCCCTGATAGCCATGTCCCATGCAGCAATCCGTCTTTGCCAGTTAAATTCCTTAGCCCATTTCTTAACTGACGTTACTGATACATTGAATGCCTTTGCCACTGCTTGATAACTGCGATTATTATGATCTCTGTAGAAATCATAAGCAGCAATATGTTTTTGTTTTTCCTTCATAATAACCTACTCTTATATTAAATGATGTTTATTAATGTTGCTGTGATTCTTTCAGTTCCGACCATTTCATGCCGTCCTCTCGGATCGGGTCTTCTTTTGTGTAGTTTGCCCATCTATCAAGGATCACGCCACAATATTTTTCTGATATTTCACACATGTAACACCTACGGTTGAGTTGCTCACATGCGATGAGAGTTGTGCCAGAACCGCCGAAGAGATCAAGAATAATTTGATTGTTTTTTGAGTAATTTTGTAATAAATCCATTATTAATTTCACAGGTTTTGCTGGTGCTACATTTTCGACATTGTTGTTTTTTTCCGACTCAGTTTTAACTGAGTCGATGCTTCGTGAATATTCAAATAAATCATTATTTCTTTTGTTTTTAAAATCACCATAAAAAATTATTGGTTCACATAACCTAAAATGAAATAAACTTGCTCCGCTTCGTGAGTTTGTTTTTACCCATATCCCTGTGTCTCTCGGCTCTTTAATATCATACCAAATTGATAAATTTCGTGGACCGGGCGTAATTATTATTTTTTTAATGTCTTGAATATTATTAAACCAGATTCGACAAAATTCAAGATACTCGTCATTTCTTTTTTTATCATTATAATGTTCATATTTAAATCCAATATTATAAGGCGGATCGGTAAACACCATATCTGCCTTCTTGCCACCCATCAGTCGCTCCACATCCTCGCTCTTTGTGGAGTCCCCACAAAGCAGCCGGTGATCACCGAGAATCCATAACTCCCCAGTCTGTACTATCGGCGGGCTCTCATCTTCTATCGCTGATTCTGCGTCAAAGTCTTCTGGTTCTGGTGTATCTGTGAACAGTTCGCCAATCTCAATATCATCGAACCCTGTTAAATCAATATCAAAGTTCAGGTCCTGCAATGCAGCTATCTCTGATTCCAGGAGCTCCATATCCCATGCCGATTCAGTAAGCTTATTATCTGCAATTCTGTAAGCCCGTATCTGTGCATTTGAAAGGTGATCTGCACAGATGGTGGGTATCTCTACGAATCCGAGCTTTCGTGCAGCCAGCAGCCTCCCATGTCCTGCAATGATATTATTACCAGCATCGATCAGGATTGGCACAAGAAAGCCAAACTCCTTAATACTTTGTGCAATCTTTTCGATCTGTTCTGGTGGATGCAGCTTTGGGTTGTGTGGATATGGCTTCAAGTCGTCTATGTTTTTTGTTTCAATCTTCATTTTTATAATCTTCCTATTATTTTTCTGGTTAACTTCTAAATAAAATCTGATAACTTTTTTTTTATCATATTTTCATAAACTTTATTGCCCGGTGCTGATTTCAGTTTAAATAACTGCGGGTAATTTTTTTGAATAACATTTATGCTTAATAATCTTTTCCATTCACACGGTCCTGGTTATATACTTTCCGAAAACTATTTATACCATATACTACTTACTTTTATTACTTACTTACTTATATTATTATTATTTAATTTAGTATTATATTGCTATGTCATTGTAAATATATTATTCCTTGCATGTTTTAAAAAACACGATCACAAAAATCGCTATCGGTAAAGCATGTTGCACTTTTTGCATTATGAAAATACAAAAAATAAGCAATATTTTCAAAAACGCTATCAGTAGAAGACGATAGCTTTATATACTATAGTGTTATATGGTAGTATGTCGAAAGATGCAACATGAGATATGCAGTATGACAATCTCAAACAGCATCAGGCGACAAAGTAAAAAAAACAAAGAGGTAAAAGGTGAATAAAAAATGAATGAAGAATACACATACATAGCAACCAGAGCGGAATTAATATCCGATCTTCCTCAATCATTTCAGGAGCAAAACAATCTCTCAGAGATGAGCGACGAAGAGATAGTTGACTTTTGGAAAATGTACGGCACCCACGCCGGTACAGAAGATTGGGATACAGTTGAGATAATGGAAGGTGAATAAAAATGTCAGAAGAAATACAGTTTGAGCTCCTCGGCGAGCTTGGGAATATAAGCTCTGAGCTGCAGAACAGCAGTACTGAGCTTGCGGAATTGAATAAGAACATGCATGCTCTATGCAAGAGAATTGAGCAATTGATAGAAGTACAATCTCTCTCTCTCTTAATGCGATACTCGTTGAAGAGAGAAGATTGGTTGAGGTAGTGGATATGTGGAGACGAAATTGGATAGGTGAGGAATAATGGAAATTATTGTTAGACAGGAATATTGTCCAGAGGCGGTCACGGTTCGGGGTGATCATGTTATATTGCATAACTTTCGTCAAGTCGACATAATCAAGCATGAAGAAGAGAACTTTGTTGATGTGATCGTTTCTGATCAATATGCATCTCGATCATCACCGCCTGGTTTGAGGTTGCCTGGTTTAACAGTTTTTGAAAGTCTGTACGTTGAAGATGACGACGAATATGACGAAGACGAGGAGGCTTAACCTCCTCAAAAAAATTTTAAGAAGGTGAATAAAAAAATGACAACAAACGTTGAAGAAACAATATGCGCTGCCTGCCAAAAAACAATCCCTGCTGGCACTGGAATAAGTATAGAGCTTGAAAAATACACTCCTTACGAGAGAATATTTTATGCGTGCTCTGAAGAATGCGCAGAAATTTTAAGATTGGAGGAATAAAAACCATGACTGAAGATATATTACAATATCTCGAAGACGTCATACAAGACGTCGAAACGCTCGCCCGGAAAGGGCAGATAGATAATATTTTACTGCGAATTAACTCAGCAAAAAAATACGTCTTAGTGCAACA